AGAGCGCGGTCACGGTCAGCGCAAGCCCGGTTTGATTTGCCCCGTTGACGGTGGCAGAGTTCTGCGGCATCGTTCCATTGGTATGGATGATATTCGTTTGGTCTTTCATCCAGATGTACCCAGCCGCGTCATACATCCTTCCGGTGATGTATTGATCTCCGATCTGGGTATTCGGGTTGAGCAAACCAGCCAAGGAGCTCACCACTCTCGCTTCCGTCCGCGGTCCATTCACCACCTTCCGATTGGCATTCGGCGCCGAGTTGATATCAAGACTTGCGCCTGCGTTGAGGTAGGTCGAGAGGACCGGACTGAGCAGATTATTGTTCGTATCCTGGTTTGCGACGAAGTTGCAGATTCCGCCTTCGATCCCAGACATGAGATCCACGGCGATGTTGCCGGCCAGGTTATTCACCATCGGTGCCAGCACTCGGCGAGAATAATCATCCAGGCTCATGGTGCGCTGCTGAGTCGAGAAAGCAACGTCAACGCCTTTCTGAGTCGCCAGCACCAGAGTCGTCTGCTGTTCCACGGTATCCTGAATCTGAAGCGCCGGGCCAGTTCGAACAGTATAATCATTCGGGAGACGGATATTCAACGCCGTGCCGATCTTGGCCCCTTCGACCGCGAACGAATCGTCGTACTGCATATCCACGTTCTGCATAAACGCATTGGAATTTTTCCAAAGCCTTACGGCTTCGCGGGTAATCATGGTGATGGTGAGAAGAGAATTGGACATTGAGTGATCTTTCCTGGGTTTTGCTTAGTATTGGACTCCGCGCCAATACTTTTGATTGGGCTGGACCCAGGCCCCGGTTGGTCCGAACGGAGGGGATTAAAGCCACCCTAGGAAGGCTGAACAGGGGAGGTTAAGGTCGTCCCAAGAAGACCGAACGAAACCAATTATTTTTCAACGAACGCCGCGAACACCCTGCTCCCGTTTAGCCTTCACATCCGCAGCCCGCCGCGCCATCCATTCCTGAGTCGAGAGTTTATCCGATCGCCCTGTGTCCGTCGGATCAATTGGAATGAACGAAGGAGATCGGCCACCAACTACCACACTCGGGGGTTTCGGAACCCGACTCGTTGGTTCCGGCGGTTCTGCTTCAGCCATCCGACTAAGTTCCCTTCCGAGTCTGATCGGGCTCATTCTCGCGAGCTCTTCAGCCCGATCGGGATCGGAACCGAGCTCATGGATGATTTTGGCACTCAGAGCATGATTTCCATCCGCCGTCTCCATAATTCCGTTAATCAGAGTAGTGTAACGAGCGGTGGCTGCCGAGTCAGTCGGATCGATCACCGCGGCCTTCATGGAGGAAACTTTTTCGAGGAAATCAGGAAAGGCAGCCTTTCCTTTGTCGAGAATTCGACTTGTTTCTCGATTAAATTCGAACAATTTGGCCTTCTCTTCAGCGAGAGCCTGGGCCTTGGATTCAATCTGAGCCTCGATCGAAGAGGTGTCGGCCGGAGCTGGAGCCGGAGCGTTCTTGCGTTCCGCCGTCAACCGATTGATTCTCTCCTGGAGTTTTTCAACTTTCTTCCTCTCCTTGGAAGCCTCGGCCTCGGCGGAGAGCCTAGCGGCCTTTTCCACATCAATTGGATCGGGCGCCTGAGCTGGGGTTTCAACAATTTCGACTTTCTCAGGAAGAATTTCCAACTCTGTGCTCATCGCCTCCACCCCTTCGGATCGCGCCCGCGCGTAAGAAAGTTATCGGCAACTAAGGCTTCGTGTATAGTCCTTTGTAAGTCAGGATCATCGATCGATGCTAACATCTCGGCAAGAATGGCGCGGGCCGGGGCAACATGAGCGGCCAAATGGCGCTTGACGAACGCGAGTTGGAGGTGTTTCTCGCTCAACCCCGGATGGGTTCGCTTCCATTCAGCTCGGATAGCATTATTATGCATCACGGCCTCATAGGTGGCCAGAGTAAGATCGGTGGCCACCTTTGCGACGTAGAAGTGAACATGGTGCTCGATTTTACGGGCCTTCGGAACCAGATCAATGCTTGGCGAGCTCATCCTACCCTCTGTGCTTGTTCGATCTTAAACGGATCGTAGTTAATCTGGGTAAACTTATGTTGCGGAAACGCGGCCTGGAGCAAGGAGAGTTGAAGCAGGGCCTTCATATCAGGGGTGGAAGGAGAATTTCCTGATTGGGTCTGTAAATTACCTCCTTGGGGGGAATTTTTCCCCTGAGCTCCGCCACCTTTGCCTCCAATTGAGTTATGATATTGCTGAAATTGCGCCACTTCAACGGGAGAAAGCGACGCAATTTGTTCATCGGTCAAGCCAGCTTTCCTCGCCGTCGCTTTCCAATCATCGCCAGCTGGACTTTTGAGCGAAGGCCACTGCGAACCAAGCGCGGAATAGTCAACTTTTCCTTGTTGAGCATCGGTAAGCAAATCGCGTTTGGTCGCCGCTTTGTAGGTCGTTTGCGCCAAATCCCACGCCGCCTGATCTTGATTTCCTGGAGAAAAATTTTTCAAACCAAGTTTCTTCGCCTGATTGTCCCAGGTAGAAGAAAGAAATTGATAACGGCCGGCGGCATCGGAGGTCTGTCCTTTGTCCGGCCCTTCGGTTATCACCTGCGCTTGTCTTGGATGATCGGAGAAATCAGAAAAAGTTGAACCTCCATAAATGGTATTGTAATTAGGACTCTCGCCGGAAGCAATTCGATCCAAAACCATCTTCTTCGCCGCTTCCGGCGAGGCAAGTGTTTGTGGAGGGGAAGGTAAATTAGGATTGGTTTCCGGAGCTGAGATCGCATTGGTAGCTGGCGTCGAATTCGGCAGTGCCGAGTTCGCTCCATCCACCGCCCCCAACGGGGATGAAGGTTGAGCGGACGAAAGCGCATTGGCTCCGTACCAGGGCAGCGGACCAGAAGATGGTATTGAGCCCTGATCGATCGAGCCGAACGGATTTTGATCAGTCATTGTCCCTCTGCTCCCCGCGGAGCAACATGGAGATATTTCCCCTGTCTCGTCGGATCGGTCAAATACCATTCGCCGTCCGGAGCCTTCTGAGCATTCGGAACAATCGGAGCCTCCGGTTCCGGCTCGTCATCCTTAGTCTCCTCTTCCGCCGAGGTAGTGACTTCTTCCAAATTCGTTTGCATGGTGTCTTCGACGAGCTGTTCGATGATCTTTTTAAGTCCGTCTGGATCAAGCGGAAGTTGATCTGCCAAGGCTTTCATCCGATCGGTTTCGGCCTTGTATGCCTCAATATCCCTGAGTTGATCTTTCCCGACCAACTTAAGTTTGTCCTTGGCGTTAAGATCGAGCACTTTCTTCATCGCCGAGCCCAGGGTGACCAACTGGGCCTGGAGTTCCTGCTCCTTCTGACTCGGCCCTTCTCCGAGGGCCTGTGGCGGCACCATGCGCTTCATCCGCATAGCCCCCTCTTGCGCCCCTTCGAAGTCCATTGCGTTGAGCATGATATCTCCAAGAATCCCCACGAGATCCGGAGACTGGGTGAGAATCAACGTGAGCGCCTGGAGGGTTTCCCTTCTCTTGGATCCGAAATCAGGCCCCACAGTCGCCGCAACGTCGTACCGACCAAGATTTGGATTAAAAACAGCTCGAATCGTATGCCCATCCTCAGCCTGTTGACGAAGAAAGGATTCCCGAGCTCCAGGATCAATTACGAGTTCATAGTCGCTTCCGTCGTTCGCAAGAACATGCTTTATTCTTCTCGTATCATAGACCTTCGGAACCAGATCAATGAAGATTTTTCCGCTTGCCATCAACCCCGTTTCGTAGTTATCTTGCCACTGGAAAGTTGCGGTCTCGCCTTGTTCCTGCGCCCCGTTGATCGCCGCCCCAGTTCGTTCATTTCCCTGTTGCCCAAGTTGCCGTTCCCCTTGGCCCGACGCGAGCTGAAGTTGCGTCAACGCCGTCTGGATCCCTTCTTGATAAGCCGGACTCGATTGCGGAGGATCAATCCTTTGCGGCGGAGGAATCGGAATCTCCGATCCTCCATCCAGATCCAGATGATTCCAAACCAACACACTTTTGGTCTCATTATTCGCCTGAGCCCAATCGACCTCGAACTCCTCAATGGCCTTCTTGGCAACCAACCAAGGAGTTTTGGTTTGCCCCGCGACGAACTCTACTTGGCCAGATGCGTTGTAGTTAAACATCCTCTGAGCATCTTTCATATGCCTAGTGTGGCCAGGGGAATCAAAGATTCCCTCCACTATTGATTCCTCCCCCCGAACAGGCACCAAAGGGATATACTTTCCGGGCCAGATGGTCGAGTCCACCACCTCAGTTCCAACCACCAAATACCACTCGACTTCATCGAGAAACTCAGAACGAAACTTGGTCTGGGGATCGGAAAGAATTCTTTTTCGGCTTTTTTCCGTCTGCGCCACCTGTTCAATCTTATCCCGATGGGTCGTGAACCTTTGTCCCCGATGGACAAAAGAAACCAACTCTCGTTCGTTTCGAACCTTCCGAAAGTACTCGGCAACCCTTGTCTTGTCCTTCTCGGCCCAACCGGAATAGAAATTGATTCCAAGCGGATTCGAACCCAAGTTCATATTCCGAAGTTCGGGATAGGTTGAATAGAGCTCAGAATTAAGAACATCATCGAAAATCAAGGTTTTCGCGGCATCGAGGCCAGACTTCTGCTTCGCTTCCGGGTCCGTGAGGACCGAAAGGGGGTCGAGGATCGGAACAATGTAGAGCTCCTGATCGAAAGTCCCAGGTTCGTACTCGGTCGTCCATCTCCACCAGCCACGACCAGACCTGACTTGCCATTCTCTCGCTAGAGTATAACAATCCTGGGCCATCGATTGCCATTCCACATGGCGATGGAGATCTTGGAGGACATTAGCACTATTCTGCGTAGCACCATTGCCAAGCCCGATGAACTTAACCGTGCTCTTATTTTTCCTCGCCGTGTTGGAAATAATTCCGTTGTGTTGTCTAATCAGATTGATAGTCAAACAGGGCTTGGACCTTCGATTTCTATTATTATAGATCTCCCCCGGCCACTGATAACCGTTGTCAGAATCCCCAATTGCAAATTTCGCATCGTCGATGAACCTTGGTCTCCAGACCGATTCCCATTCCATCACCCGATCGGCAAATTTTCTTGCTTCACGAGCAACTGGACTCGCGCTAAGCAACGCATCGCCTTCCGAGCTCGCCGGTTCTTTCTCATCCCCAGGGGTCGGCGGAACTTGGATGGGCACGAACTAGGCTCCCCACTTGAGTTTAGCATCAAGTTCTTGAATTAGATGATAACAGCCTGCCATCAAAACAAAAATGTCATTTTTTGTTGGATCTGGAATACCGACATAAGGAAGTTGCTGCTCGTCAATTGCAACAAGAGCAACACTTTTGAGCTTACCTTCCTTACAAAGATCTAAAATTTTCTCTACAAACTCAATTGCCTTTATGTCCGGCTCAGTTGCCTTCTGAATCAGTTGAACTACTTTGTTTTCGCTCATTGTCCTAACCAACCATGATTCGAGCTCAACGCATCGGAATCCGACGGAACGTGAGCCGAAAGTCGCTTCCTCACCAAATCCGAGTCTGATTCGATTCTTGGTAATCGCCTCGCCATCGCCATGGTTCTAAACGCATCGGCGGGGTCAGACCCATCATGGCTCGGTTCTTTCGAAAATACCCCATTCACCACGGCAAACTTATATCTTCTCAACCCCGAGATCCCATCTCTGCATTTGACCCCATCGAACCAGCATTGAGGAAACATCTCCCTCACCGCGTTGATCCCATCGGTTCGTTTGTGCTTAGCAACGACCCTGATGGCCTTCGGAGAAAAGGAATTTCTCAGTTGAGTCGCAATGGTATGAGGTCGACCAAGCACAGCGTGGTCTGCATCCCAGGGGAGAAAATGGGTACCATAGATGTATTCTTTTCGCTGGAGTTCCCGAATAAAGAAGGAAAGTTCTTGTCCCCGAGCACCGATGAAGTCAAGAATTCTCCATTGCATTCCGACCCGTTGGGCGAACCAAATACAAGTGAAATCGGCCTTACCGAGATCCCAATAAGTATCGACCGGGATTTCTCGCTCGTAAGGGACGGCGCAGATTCGATTTTCTCGTTCCGCCTTCCTGAGTTCCTTGGCATATATGGCCCCTTCGAGATTCCTCTTCGGAAAACCTTTCCAAACGTTGAGGTATTCATCTTCCTTTTCCGGATCATTCTTCACCTTCAACATATCCGAAGGAAGTTCCGTGTCTTCCCAGAACCACGGATTGTCTTCATAATCCATTTTGCAGATAACTGTATCGTCGGTTTCATGCCAAAGGATTTGACCAAACAAAGAACTCGAAGAGTCTTGACAAATCACCGGCTGAGCCTTCGGAAGAAGATCGGTGACAAAGTTTTTATAAGTATAGTCTTCCTCGAGCTCAGGATTGAAGGTAATAAAAATTTGACTCCCCTTCTTCCTTATCGTCGGGGTTAGGATATTCCAACTGTCCTTAGTCACCTTGTTCGCTTCTTCGACCCAACAGATATCAATTCCTTCAAACGACCGGACTTTATTCGGATCGGACTTGATCCCGATGAAAGAGAATTCGGAACCCAAAGGACCATAAATCTTGTCCCTTTGCACCTCGAATGATTCTGAAAGCCCAAGAAGTTCAATCTGACTCTTCAGTGTCTTATGCACCGACTCGTCGATGGATTTTTGCAACTCACGGGCACAAAGTACCGTGAGTTGCTCGGCTCGGGCTCTGACGAGCAAAGATCGGGCCACCCCCCATGATCTTCCCGCGCCGCGACCACCATAGAGCACGATGTATCTTTTCTTCAAGAAGATGCATTGCATTTTCTCGGGAAAGATTATTGGAGTGGGGGGAAGGACTTCGGACACGGAAGAAAAACCTAACCAAAACCGACCATTGTTTGCTTAGTAAATGGGGGATGGAGCCGAGCCTTCGGCTCCATTCCCCCACTCTAGTTCAAGGCAACGCGCTCGCCACGATGATCCCGGTCGAACTTGTCGTGCCAAGCGTCGTCAGGATATTCGCCGTGCCAGCCGCCGGTACGGTCGTCGCCGTGCATTGCATGACTGTATTCGTATTCGACGGAACAACCGAATACGTTCCATCTACCGCCAAGGTGCAGGCGTTAACCGCCGAGTATCCAGTCGTGGTAAAAATCTGGAACCCGCTAGTCGTCGCCACGGCCGGAACGATCCTCATCGGAACCGGGAACACAATGTTGCACTGCGCCACAGTCGTGCTCTGATCAACACAATTCGCCACGGCCGAAATAATCCCCTGGTTTTCGAAGTTATAGTACCAGTAGGAATAGTCGATCTGAGCCTCAACCGCCGTCGGTCTCCGTTCGAATCCGCTCGGGGTGATGACCCCATTCGGAAGATTCTGCGTCACCGTGCTCGGTTTGGCTTCGAGTTGCAGCCCCTGGAGCTCGATCCAGTCCGTCGTGCTCGCGCCGGTACCTGCCGGGGTGAAGCAGATTTCGATCGAGACGTCCGTGACCGCGGTCGTCGTGCCAGGGATGGTCGTCGGAATCGGCGCGGCGATCACATACCGAGCCCAGGTCGTCGAACCCGGAATGGTCGCAAAGCCATTGGCGCCGATTGTTCCAGTCGTTCCCGATCCAAGCACCGGAACCGCTGCGGTCTGGTTCGTCGGGCCTCCGGTCCCGAAGGTCGCCGCGTTGGTCCCGATAGCGTACTTCGAGCCCTGGCTTCCCGCATATCCCAACGTAGCCTGGGTCCCGGCCGCGGCAGAGCCGCTTGAGTAGGAGATCTCCGCCGTGAAGGCCCCACCTACCGCACTCTGCCCTGCACCATTGAGTTCGTAGAAAGAGAACACAGCGTTAGCGCCGATCAACGGAGTAGACTGATTCTGGTCCAGAGTCTGCCCTACGCACTGCTGCGACCCGGTCGTACTTGTGGTTCTCGCAAACCGCAGCGCTTTGGTCGTTCCGAGCGCCGGAAGGATCTCGGTGGAGCCAGAGGCGATAGTGGTAGTGGTGGTACCGGAGGCCGAGTAGACCCACCAGTCATCCGCGCTCACCACCGCCGCCGTCGGGGTCAGAGAGGCCAAAGACGCAATGCCCTTGGTTGTCGAGAGTCTCTGCGCAATATTCGTATTGAAGTCACCACCGACTAGCCGATTATTCGCCAAGCCCAACGCCGAGACCGGAATCAGCACATTCTGCGGCTGAGCCCCACTTGCCAGATTCGTATCCGCGTCGATGGTTTCGACGCCAGTCACCGCAGCAGGTCCGGCCGGGGTATAGCTCTGGCAGGACCCATTTCCCAGCGAGTTACAGTATTGGTTCCCACCCACCAGCGATGCCTGGGGCAAAGATCCTGCAGCCACGGCCGGAGC